CCACGACCGGTACCCCACGGCAGCTGGTATCTCATACCGCGGCCCGGTGACCCGACCCCAGCCGAGAAGGCACGGCTGCGCTGGTGCGAATCCGGCCGTGACCACTCAGCCGGTGTCGACTCACGTGAGCGAGCGACAGGTCTCTACAAGTTCCTGCCAAGAACGTGGGCCGGTGTCGGTGGCCACGGCGACCCGGCCGCAGCATCGTTCGCCGAGCAGGACTACCGGATGGTGCTGCTGTTCCGCCGCGAGGGCTTCACCCCTTGGCGCGCATCCGTTGATTGCACCGGCCTCACTCGGAGCGCGGCATGAGAACCTGCAAGAGCCTCACTGCTGAGCACCGACCGGCCAAGCGCCGGCGCCGCTTCGCCCACGACGACCTGACAGCGGTCGACATGTTCTCCGGCTTCGGTGGTTTGACCCAAGGCATCAAGCAGGCCGGTTTCACCACGATCATGGGCGCGAACCACAACCGCTACAAGGTCGAAGTCCACGAGGCGAACCACCCGGACGTCGAGCATTGGATCGCGGACCTTGTCGACCCGGACGCGGCCGACTACCACTCGGCCCGGGATCTTCCCGCCGCCGACCTTCTAGCGGCGGGCGTCTCGTGCGTCAACCACAGCCAGGCGAACACGCAGAAGGCGTACTCGCAGCGTGCGTCGCTGTTCGACATGGACGACCCCGACTTCGAGGCCCAGGTCACCCGCTCCGAACGGGACCGGGCGACAGCGAACTGTGTTCTGCACTACGCCGACGCGCATCACCCGCGGATGATCCTCCTGGAGTGCACGACCGAGCTGCAGTCTTGGGGGCCGGGGATCCCTGGCCGGCCGAAGATCGGTGATGGGTCGACCTACCGGTGGTGGCTCCAGCAGTTCACCAACCTCGGCTACCGATACCGCGTTCTGTACCTCAACTCGATGTTCTTCGGCGTGCCGCAGTCCCGCGACCGGCTCTACATCGTGTTCTGGGATGAGAAGCTGCCCACCCCGGATCTGGACCACCGCCCGGAGTCGTGGTGCGGACGGTGCGACCGCGTCGTGCAAGCGGTCTGGACCTGGCGCACAGGCGTCCCGCCGACCGGGTCGGTTCGCTACGGAAAGCAGTACGACTACCGCTGCCCGTCGTGCCGGTCCGTCGTGATCCCACCGATGACACCCTCGCTCGTCGCGCTGGACCTCAGCAACCTCGGCATCCGCATCGGCGACAGGAAGAGGCCGCTCGCCGCTGCGACGATGGCGCGGGCGGAACGGTGCCGTCAGCGGTTCGCCGAGTTCCCGGCTGTCCTCATGCCGGCCAAGTCTGTGCGCGGAGTGGAGCGACATCCGTGGCAGCCGATGGCGACGCAGACCAGCCAACAGGAGACGGCGCTGCTCTCGACCGGTGCTCTGATCGCCGCTGCCGGGAACACCTACGAGCGACCAGGCTCGGACTGCCGATCACGCGGACTCGACGAGCCGCTCTGGGCACAGACGACGACGAACGCCACGGGGCTGATGACCCCACCGGTCGCGCTCGCAGTCGACAACTACCAGGGCGCCCCGCGCGGGGTGGATGAGCCGCTGCCAACGCAGGGCGGGTCGGAAACGCTTGGGCTGTTGTCGAGTGGAGTGGTCCCGTATCGGCGGAACACCATCCCCACAACCCACGGCGAGCCGATGTCGACGGTGACGGCCGACCAGGTCCCCGGCCTGCTAACAGCGGCCGGGACGATCAAGAACAACGGCGCGATCGAAGAGGCGAAGTACCGCGCTCACCCGATCACCGATCCTCTCGGCACAGTCGTCGGCTCAGCCATCACACAAGGGCTGCTCTTCTCCGGCTGGTACAAGCAGAACGGCAGTCGAGGCAACGAGACCGCACCGCACCCGATCACCGACCCATTCGGCACACTCACCTCGCGCGACACGACTGCGCTGCTGACCGCGGAGTGGCGCCATGCGCTGTCCGAGCTCGCACTCGAGGACTGCTATTTCCGGATGATGGCCTCGCACGAGGTCGGTCGGGGATGCGGGTTCGACGTCGACTTCACGAACTACAAGGGCGCGTTCATCGTGTGGGGTTCGGCCCGCGACCAGGTCGACGGCTTCGGCAACGCAGTCTCCCCGGCAGTCGGCGAATTCATCGGTGGGCGGCTGCGTGCTGCCCTGGCTGGCAGTGGGGTAGCGGCATGAGCAGCGATACAGATGAGGACGGATGACGATGGGCGACACCGACGTTTTCGCGGACCCGATTCTCGACCTGAAACACGGCACGCCGCTGAGTGAGGCGGTGTTCATGGCGCTGGGTGCCGCGTCGGTCTGCTGGGACGACATGACCGGCAAAGGCGTATTCGAGTCGACGCGGGCCAAGCAGATCGGCGACGAGCTGCTCGCGTTCGTACAGGCGCAGCCACGCGACGCCACGTCGATTCAGGACGACCCGGAGTTCTTCTACGGGCTGACGATGTGGGCCGATGGTCTGAGTGCGCAGGTGCGCGACACCACGGTTGTGCTGTTCGACCGGGGTCGCGAGACAGAGAACGAGATAGACCAGGTGGCTGCAAGGCGCCTCCGTGACCTGCTCAACGTCGCTACTGCACGGGGCCACCTGTGACCGAGAGCACCCCACGGCCTACACCGGATGAGTGCGAGCGGATCATGCTGGCCGCGCTGAAAGCCCGTGATTTCTCGGGGGTCGTCGCGGCGCTCATGGTCATGGCCCCGCAAGACCCCGACCGGGCTCATCGGCTAGTCGAGACGTTGCAACTCGGCCTCGACCTTGCGCTCCCGCCACAGCCATGACTTCGGCATTAAGTCTCGGACTGTCACAACAACTGAATAGCGCGCCGACTGATGAGCGGCGGCATGGCAGTCCGAGGGGGGCGGCGACGGACGCGCTTGGGGAAGCACGAGATCGCACAACCGTCGCCGCCCCCATCATCACGACGGCCGACGTAGCTCCGATGCTGGCCGGGCCTGCTGGTACGTCATCCCTGGACTGGTCGTGTAGCGAACGAGCGCCTGCCACCCGCCCGGGTCTTGCCACTGGTCGAGCACCCAGCCCGGGTACCAGCGCCCATCTTCATGGCGCACTTCAACCGCTCGCCATTCCTGCACAGCTGTCGATCCTGCCAGGTGACCCGGACGTGCTCGCTTTGGACGCTGCGGAACGGGTCGCGTACGGCCGCCTGTGCGCACCGGACTGCACAACACCAGCGTCCCCGCATGACCGTGACGACTGCGGTGCGCGTGTCGTAGAGGTCCTCTCAGCGCTTCGCCGCGCCGCGACGGTGAAGGTGCGTGACGGCCTCCTGTGATCCGTGACGGCTTCGACTACACACCTGTCTGGGCTAACAGCCTGTGGCAGCGCCATGTCACCGTGCACCGCCGGCCAGCCCTGCAGCAGGCAACGGAACGGACCAGGTTCCGCGACGACGGCCGTAGACGCGTCGACCTCCTCGTCTCATGTGGTGGCGCGGCGTACTACCGATTCGACACTGATGAGAACGGCCAGGAGCTCGGCGGGCGGCTACTCGGCGTTGTCCTGTGCCTGTCGCACGCGTTGACGATGAAGGCCGGGTTCTGCCTCAACTGCTGGCCCGAAGGAGCGCCAGGCATGAGCCTCTACACGCTGCGACCGAGTCGCGCAGTGTGGTCGACCAGGTGCCGTCACGTTGACGCCCCATTCCGCGGTACCCGGTGAATGGTGTGCGGTCGCTGATCTTGGAACGCGAACTCGCTGCGCTCCGCGCCAAGCACGTTGTTCTCGAGGTCGACTTCCGTGAGCGCGACCTTCGCCTCGACGGGCAACTCCGCGCGGACGCCAGGTGCCTCTCACCTGCTGTTCGACTTGCGTTCGAGTCGAAGCACGGCCCGCTGACCTACGCGACTGACCACTTCCACCGACCCACCTGGGGTGGCCAGCACTTCCCCATGAGCGACTGGCAGTACAACGTCCGCGCCATCGCGCTCTCGCTCGAATCACTCCGCCGAGTCGACCGCTACGGCGTGACCCGCCGCGGCGAGCAATACGCGGGCTGGAAGGCACTCCCACCTGGCCTGGCCATGGGCTCCAGCCACATGACCACCGACGAAGCGTGGACCGTCCTCCGCAAAGCCGCCGAGACCGATCCCAACGAGTACGTCGAGCCACCAGCACTGTTCCGACGTGCCCGCGCCGCCGCGCACCCGGACCGCAACAACGGTGACCGCACCGTGTGGGACCAGGTTGAGCATGCAGCGAAAGTCCTCGGGCTCCTGGACGGCGCAGCATGAGCCAAACTGTCAGTGCCTCTCGGCAGCATCGGACCTGTGACGGTCACCGGGGGTGCACATGCCCGGCTTCACCGGCTGTTCGGGCCGGGACCGTGGCGCTGCGTGTACTGCCACGTGATGACCGTCTGCCTTTGTCAGCGTCCCGATCCGCGCTCTCTCGTAGCTGCCGACGCAGCGACAATCGAACACAGAGTCCCGTGGAAACGCGGTGGCTCGAACAAGCTGGAGAATCTCGCGGTGGCGTGCCGCCAGTGCAATATCAGCAAGGGCCGCCGGCTATTCCCCGACGAATGGATTCCTCACATCACCGCCCGCTCCCTCGTACAGACAGGTGCGGGGGTCGGCGGTCACATTCTGGTGACAAACCCACCGATAGGCATGCCCTTGCCGACTCGGGGACTAGTCCAACTGATCGACTCGCTCGACCCGGGCTGGCGCACACCATTCGAACTCGCCGCGTACGTCTCCGAATCCCCCGATGTGATCCGTCGGCAACTTCTCGTTCTTCACGACGACGCGCTCCTCAACCGCGAAGTGTGGGCGTTCGGCCAGTCAACCTGGCACATGTACTTCGCTATGTGGTCTGGGCCAGGCGCCGATGACGACGCTGCGCAAGCGGTTCAAGCAGGGTTTCACAACGGTGCCGAACAAGTCGGCGGAGGACAAGCGACTGTCACTGAAGGCTCGCGGGCTGCTCGTGTACCTGCTGGCCAAGCCGGACAACTGGGAGGTCCGTAGCCGGCAGATCGCAGCTGAGGTCCCCGACGGCCGCGACGCGGTCCAGTCCGCATTGCGCGAGCTCGGCCACTACGGCTACTACCGACTCACGACAGAACGACGCGGCGACGGGTCATTCGACCGGATCACCGATATCTCCGACACGCCTGTCGACGAGCCGGGTTGGGTTCACACGATCGACCTTTCAACTGACCTCGACGAACTGGTCTGCGAGACGTGCCGCGCCGACGTTGGACTGCCCCGCAACAAGAAGAGGGCACGGTGGCCGGTCGTACGCACAGAGTCACCGGGGCGGGATGTTCCCGCTCCGGGCGGTCCCGCTCCGGACAACCCGGCGCGGGATGTTCCCGCCGTATTACAAGACCACTCCAACAAGGCACCTTCAGAAGACCACGTACTTGAACGTGTAGTTACCTCTGGGTTCTCGGTGAGAGAACCGCGCGCACGCGCCCTTGTCGTCCCTGTGGATCCTGTGGACGCCGACCCTGTCGACCGTGACAGCGGGGCTTACGCCGAGCTCGCACGCGCAATCACCGAGAACTTCGGATCGACCGTGAGTACGGAACTCGACGACGCCAAGGCTCGCACCGTCGTGGCCCTAGTCATCGAGCACGGCGTACCGGCGCTCATCCAACGTGCAATCGAAATCGACGCACGCTTCGCTCATCCGCCGAACTCAATGCGTCCGTTCATCAAGCCCTGGCAGGCGCTCCCACCGTGGTGCGGCCAGTGCGACGTTTCCCGCTGGATCGTCGACAGCCAGGGCGTACCGACCGTCCGCTGCCCGTCGTGCCATCCAGATTCCCCGCCCGTCGTCGCCGTGCAGGAGACCCGAACCGCATGAGCAGCACCGTCCCTCCCCGGCCGTTCACGGTGCCAACACCGGCATCGAAACCGCGGTCGCATCAGGTCCCCCCCGAAGTACGGGAAGCGATCTGGCAGCGCTGCGGTGGCCTCTGCGAACTGTGCAAGGAGTCGCTGAAACCGGGCTGGCATGCGCACCACCGCCGGCGCCGTTCGCAGGGCGGTGACGACTCCGTCACGAACGTCCTTGCGCTTCATGGGCGCTGTCATGACCGGGTCCATGGTCACGTCGACTGGTCGGAGCAGGCCGGGTTCCTGGTCAGGTCGACGGAGTATCCGGGTCGGAAACGTCTAGCTCTGTTCGGTGAGCGGTGGGTTCGTCTCGCACGTGACGGCTCGTACGTGGAGGCAGCGTGACCACGCCGGGCGTCTCGGCCGATGAAGCGCCGGTTCCGGTGACCGAGATTCCGGCTGATAATGCCGGGGTACTCGACGTCGAAGCCGTCAACTTGGCCGGTGAGGCTAGGCGACTTTGCCTGCTCGGTTACCACGCCTGGATGCCGTGGATCGAGCGGCGGCGGGACGACGGATTGCTACTGGCCTACGACACGTTCTGCGTCCGCTGCCGTCGTGCGGAGGCGTTCGATGTCTGAGCCAGTCAAGGTCAACGCGCATGAAATGCGCCGACGCATCGGCATCAAGTACGGCAAGGTCACAGACGGCATCAAAATGCCCGAGCACCTAGTCATGTTCGAGGTGCAGATCGACGGTCGCCCACGATGGGAAGGTGGCCCGGTCGCACGCCAGCGCATCGACGCTGTTGCGGTCGGCATTTGGAAAAAGACCCAGCATCTCGTCCACGGCTTTGAGATCAAGGTCAGCCGCGCTGACCTGTTAGCCGAGTTACGCGATCCCACGAAGGCCGCAGCGTCGGTCCGCCTCTGTGACCGCTGGTGGCTCGCTCTCGGCTCTCCTGACCTGCTCCGTGATAGCGACGACGTACCGGACGGATGGGGTATCCTCGCGGCCAGCGGGCGCGGTCTAAGGACCATCATTCGGGCCGACCCGCAGCCCGGCGAACGCGATAACCGGATATGGGCGGGAATCGTCCAAGCCTCACTTCGCTCCCATGGTGCGTGCCGTGGTCTAGGGCACGTTGCAGGGTTCCGCGCCGGTCAGGAATGGGCCGACCGCGCACGGCGCACGAAAGCCGAAACGGAAGCGTTCTGGCTGCGACATGAGGTCAATCGACTGCGTGAACGGTTGGGCGAGCCGTCCTTGGAGGTCGAACATGCAACCGGATAATCACGCCCCGGCGATGACGACCACCGAAACGGCGCTCAGGCTTGACGAGATACGCAAGACGATGACCCGCGACCTCCCCCATTACGAGGGGTGCAGCGCGGTCGAGCGGAACGCCGAATGTGACTGCCAGTGCCCGGATGACATGCGGTGGCTCATCGGCCAGGTGGTGAAGGACGACCTTTGCACGGCGTGTGGTTGCGTCCGCCCCGCACACGGCGACGACAACGACGAAGGCATCTGCCCGCATAACTGCACGGGGTGGTTCGTGTGAGAGTTCTCGTTACTGGTTCGCGGGACTGGACTGACGCCAGGGTGCTCCGCGACGTGCTCGCCGCGATCCAGGCTCAGCACGGCAGCCGCGTGACGCTCGTCCACGGTGCAGCACGCGGGGCCGATCTGCTCGCCGTGATGCAGGCGCGGTTGTTTGGCTGGACGGTTGAGGCTCACCCCGCCGAGTGGAAGGTCTACGGCAAGCGGGCCGGGTTCGTCCGTAATCAGGCGATGGTCAAACGCGGTGCGGATCTCTGCGTCGCGTTCATCAAGGGCGGGTCGAAGGGCGCGACCATGTGCGCCGACCTGGCGCAGCAGGCAGGCATCGAGACTCACCGCTACGTCGAAGTTCCCGCGACGCCGTGGGGGCCGAAGATATGAACGCCCCGAGCCACTGGCGCGAATGTGCCAGGTGTAAACGCGGCGAGCATGAGCGTCACAGTGATGCGTCGGGTTGCCGGTGCGCGGGCGAGTGTTACTACCACTCGGCAGGATCGACGGCCTGCCCCCGGTGCGGCACTGATCTAGCCGCGAACGAGGAGGACAGGTGCCCGCGATGCGCCGAAGTCGACGCCGGTCTTATGGGGCGCAGTCGAGGCGGGCCTGGCCCTGGGATCGGTAACCCATGAGCGGCCCGAGCGCCGTCCAGAATGGGCGCATGACAAAGAAGATCTACTGCGACGCTGAGCGCGAGTTGTACCGCACCGTGATCGTCAAACCAGAGGGCAATCCTCGGTACTGGACGATGCCAGCAGAGCCGACCCGTCGAGAAAAGATCCCCTGCGAATCTCGCGGTGGCACCGTCCATCGTTGCATCGGCCCGCACGGGCACGACGGTATGCACCTGTGCTCATGTCACTGGATGTGGTCGCCCTTACCTCCCGATGGTGACTCCGATGTCTAGCGCCCCGCGCGCGCTCGACGCGAACGGCAATCGTGTGTTTCGGGTGAGCCAGATCACGGTGCCCAATGGCGGCACTCTCGTCCTCGCCCCTGACGATCGATGACTTCACGGATCGGTCGCATCAACGGCACGGGCACCGGCATGACAACCGTCTTCCCACCCTTGCCGTGGATCGGCAGGTAATGCCATGACATCGGTTCGATGCTGGTTCTGCAAACAGCGCAAAGCGGGCACCTATCCGTGTACGCACTGCTCGAAGAACACCTGCGCCGACTGCCACCACAACAAACGGCACGTCGAACGCTGCAGTGGCGTACGACGTGAACTCCCCCTGGCCAGCCGATGACCAGCCCAGCAGTGGAACTGGCGCTGCTCATCGATGAGCTCCTCCGCGACATTCACACCCGCGAACGTTACGTCGAAGAACGGCCCAACAGACCACGCAAGACCAAGGTCCACGACCTCCACCACGGGGCGCTCCTTACCCAACTGAGAACCGCCGTCCAATCCCATGGCAGTAGCGGCGCAGCGGACGGCACAGGCACACGCACCGGCCCAGCATCACGACCACCCCTGCGCCATGACGCACTCGAGCTCCTCACCGAGATCACCACTGGAGCCGCAGACCTCCGCCAGCAGCTGCGCCACGCATCCGGGAAAGGCGCCGGCGCACGCGGCACCACCGTCGCGGACCTCCGCGCTCTCGTCGGACTCCTCGGCAACAACGCAGACCTCGACCGGGAAGTGCTACACCAGGTCCGCTCATGGGTCAGCGCCTCACGCGTCCTGCTCACCCACGACTCCCCGATCGTCACACTCCGAGACTCCTGCTGCCCCTACTGCGGCGCCGACCTCCGCGCCCGAGCGGACGGAACGTCGGACGTCTGGTGCTCCCAACAGGTCACAGTCCGATGGTGCGAAGTCGAGTCACGCATCCAACGCCACCGACTCGAGCCCACCGAATGCACCGACGAGAACGGCCACCGACACACCTGGCCCCGTACTTCCTGGCTGATGCTCCTCGACCGAATGGAACAGCCCGCGTGACCAACCGATCCGAGTACGTACGCACCATTGACGCCGCTCTCCTCCTCGGCGTGAGCATGCCTCGCATACATCAGCTCGTCCGAGCAGGCGAACTCACCCGCTACGGCAACGACCGCATCGCACTGTTCAAGACCACCGACCTCACCGCGTACGCCAAGAAGCAGGCAGCTACAACACGACCAAGGCGGCGTGTCGCCCGCCCCAATACTTGACATAGCACTTACTGTTCCCAACTAGAGCGTGGTGCAGTGTGCCGAACAGGCGGACCGCCCGCGCTTCTTTCCATTCTCCCGGCCCGCCGACCTCACCCACGCCTTGCAACGAAGGCGCACACATAACGTCGAGCAGGCCGGGGTCAAACCAAGCGGGAGGCTGACCTTGGTCTCCCTACGTCGCTGCGCATTGGCTCTGACCGTCCTGTGGTGGATGTACGTCGCCGAGCGGATGCGCCGAGCCTGGCCACAAGGACGCTGGTCGTGACGCGCCCCAAACTCCCCAAGACCCTCCGCATCGGCCACCTCACCTACACCGTCAAAGCGGATAACAAGCGCTGCGAGGAGAAGGACATTGTCGGAGAATCGTCCGGCAACGAATGCCTGATCGTCCTCCGCGACGACTTCCCCCACGACACTGTCTCCGACACCCTCCTCCACGAGGTACTTCACCAGTGCCTCTTCGCCGCGGGGGTCGTGCCACGCGGTAAGGAGTTGGACACCGAGGAACGCTGGGTCCGCTCCATGACCGGGCCACTACTCGTAGCTCTACGCGAGAACTTCGACCTACTCCCGTTCCTGCTCGGAGGTAAACACTGATGGGCGGCAAGCCGAACAAGGGCACGTCGAAGGACATGCGGCTCGCAGCGAACAAGCCCAAGCCCATCAAGACCCCGCCCATCAAGAAGGCCAGCGGCAAGAAGACCTGATGCCAGCGGCGAGGGTCTGCAACCGACCCGGCTGCCCCAACCTCACCGACATAGGCCAATGCACCGAACATCGCCGGCAAGCCCGAGCGCGACGGACAGCAGACCCCGACGTGTTCGGCTACAACACCAAAGCCCACGCCCTCTTCCGCAGCGCCGTACTTACCAAGCACCCGACCTGCGTTGAGTGCAACGCCCGCCCTGCGACCGTCGCGGACCACTGGCCCATCAGCAGGCGTGAGCTCATCACCCAGCACCTCAACCCCGACGACCCACGCTACGGCCGCGGACTCTGCGCCCCCTGCCACAACAGCCAGACAGCACAACATCAGCCCGGAGGATTCCGAAACACCTGACCGGGTGGGGAGTTACCCCTCGAACCAAACGGCCCAGGGTCGTCGGGGAGGTGGCTCGCAGTCCAGACCTCTAGAAACGCTAAGAGGTAACGTAACGAACGCAACAGATCAGGAGGCTTCCGAGTTGAAGAAGCGCTCCTGCGATTGGTGTGAGACGAAGTACGTTCCGAAGCGAGTGACGTCGAAGTTCTGCTCAGCCCCCTGTCGGATCCGCTCGCACCGCGCGGCCAGTAAGACAGTGGACGCACCGCTCGTCGAGCCCGTGGTCTTAGATCCTGCAGATGTGACCGGTAGTGCTCCCGCTGGTTTGGGTCCAGGCGGTTCGGCACTGTGGGACGACATCACGGCCACGCACGATCTCGACGAGGGTCAGCGGGTGCAACTGTCCGAGGCGTGCCGAGCCAAGGACCGCCTCGACAAGCTCGACCAGTTACTTCGCACAGACGTCGATGTGTGGGCGCGTATCGTGCACCGCGCGCAGACCAAGGACTATGAGTTGGTCATCGACAAGGCGCTGGCGCAGGCGAACGCGACAGCTTCGGTGATGAAGCAACTCTTGGCCGCGCTGCGACTGCCCGATGAGGTGTCGGGCCGCCGGCCGCAGCAGCGAGGTGGAGGGCGCGGCGTACATGTGCCGTCAGGTGCATCTGCTCGTGACCGGCTCCGCTCCGTCGCCAACTGAGAGTGTGACTCTGCGTGTTCGCTCCTGAATGGGATGGGCAGACTTGTTCTCTCGGCTACCAGGTCGCCGACTGGATCGAAGCGCACGCTTGCCATGGCCCTGGCGATGTGCAAGGCGACTCGGTTGTTCTAGACACTGAGTGGCTGCGGTTTCTTGTGGCTGCCTACGAAATCGACCCGACCACCGGCCAGCGCCTCTACGACGAATGTGTGTTGTCGCGGCCGAAAGGCCGGGCCAAGTCCGAGCTCGCTGGACTCATCGGTGTCGCTGAGGCGTTCGGTCCGGTCAGATTCGATGGGTGGGACGCGCAAGGGCAGCCAGTCGGCCGCCAGATTCGCTCCCCGTTACTCAAATGTCTGGCCACCGAGGAATCCCAGGCTGGGAACACATTCGAAGTCATCGCATTTGTGGCCGGCCAATGGGGGCCTGACGTCCACCCTGACGTTTATGCGGGTGTTAGCGGAATCCGGCAGTACCAGTCCGCAACCGCGCTCTATTTGCCTCACGGTGGAGAAGTCCGGGCCTGTACTGCAGGGGCCGCGTCGAAAGATGGTGGCAAAGAAACCTGGGTGTGCGCCGACGAGACGCATCTTTATGTGCTCCGTGAGCCGAAGTCGATGTACGCGACCGTCCGAAGGAACCTGGGCAAGCGGAAGATCGCGCAGCCCTGGCTGATGCAAACCACCACTTCCTATCGTCCGGGTGAGCAGTCGACCGCTGAAGACACGCTTACCGCATGGCGGAAGGGTGAACTGTCGTATTCCGTGCTGGTCGACCATCGTGAGGCGAAAGGCCGGATCAATCTTGAGGACAAACCCCATACCCTCAGGCAGCTCGCTGAGGTGTACGGGGAAGCCTCCGAATGGATGGACTTCGAACGTATCTTCAGGGATATGACCGACCCGCGGGTCTGTCCCGACGTAGCCACTGCAGCCAGGTATTACCTCAACCGAGCCATAGCGACGAAAGACGCATGGATTCCCAGCGATGTCGTCGAGGCGCAGAAGCGCAAGGACGTCGTCAAACCTGGTGAGGACATCGCACTCGGCTTCGACGGTTCACTCCGTGACGACGCGACTGTCCTCATCGGCTCGAGGATGTCGGACGGGTTTCTCTTTCCGGTGGGGATATGGGCGAAGCCGCCCGGCCCAGAAGCACAATGGTGGGAAGTGCCCCGCTCTGACGTTCTCGCGGACATTAGAGCGGCGTTTGGCCGCTATCAGGTCACCCGCATGTACGCCGACCCCCATGAGTGGCGCTCAGATATCGACGATCTGTCCGAAGAGTTCCCCGAGCGGGTCATTGCATGGGAAACCCGGCGTGATGTTCAGATGGCCGCGGCGCTGGACCGGTTGCACGCCGACATGACAAATAAGCAGCTCTTCCACTCAGGTGACAGCGTGTTCATCGAACACTTTGCCAACGCATACGTCCGGCGCAAGGCCGGTCATCGGCTGGTCCGCAAGGAACACCCTGACTCCAACCGGAAGATCGACTCTGTTGTTGGGTCCGCGCTTGCTCTCGAAGCACGAGCTGACGCGTTGGCGGCCGGTTGGGGCAAACCCAAGGACAACTCGGTTGTCGTGTTCCGTTAATCGAAAGGTGGTCTCTTGAACGCTGAGGAGATCACCGTCTTCGAGGCGTTGGAGAAGAAGCACGACACGCTGACGGAGTTGTACGCAACGATGGACGCGTACTACCGGGGCGCGCAGCGCCTCGAACAGCTCGGTCTTGCCATCCCCCCTGCTCTTCGCCGGTTCGTCGTGATCGTGAACTGGCCGCGCCTGGTTGTCGACGCGACAACTGAACGCTTGACCGTTGAGGGGTTCCGCTACCCAGGAACCGACGACACGGATGACGAGCTGTGGCGGGTGTTCCAAGCCAACAACCTCGACGAGGAGTCCGCCCTCGGCCATTTGGACGCGGCGATCTTCGGCCGGTCCTACGTGTGCGTCGGGACGAACGAGAAGGACCGTCAAACGCCGATCGTCACGGTTGAGTCGCCGCAGGAGATGTACGCGTCGATCGACCCGCGGACCCGAAGGGTAACCGCGGCTATTCGCAGGACGTTCTCGACCGAACCTGACCCTGGTGTGACACCGATCCAAGACCTCGCGACGCTGTACCTGCCGAACGTCACCGTCTGGCAGCAGCTCCAGAACGGCACTTGGATTGAAACTGACCGTGACGAACACAAGCTGGGTGTCGTCCCGGTCGTGCCCATGGTGAACAAGCCGCGCGTCGGTGACCCGTTCGGAACATCCGACATGGCCGACGTCATCCCACTGACCGACGCGGCGTGCAGGGCGTTGACGAACCTTCAGGTCGCGCAGGAAACCCACGCCGTCCCGCAGCGGTACGTCTTGGGCGCGACGAAAGGCGACTTCGTTGATACGGAGGGCGCGCAGCTCCCCGCGTGGGAGGCGTACTTCGGCGCGATCTGGGGCCTGGCGAACGAAAGTGCGAAGGTCGGGCAGTTCGAGTCTTCGTCGCTGAACAACTTCCACGAAACCGTGAACCACTACGCGAAGAACGTCGCCATGCTGACGGGGCTCCCCCCGCACTACCTGGGGGTGACCACGGACAACCCGGCATCAGCCGACGCGATCCGCTCATCGGAAGCAAGACTCGTCAAACGCTGCGAGGACAAGCAGACCAGCCTTTCAGGGGCGCACGAACAGTCGATGCGTCTCGTCCGCCGTTTGCAAACCGGGTCCTGGGACGCGGCTGCCGAAAGACTGGAAACAGTGTGGCGCGACCCGGCGACACCGACGAAGGCGTCGATCGCCGACGCCGTCACGAAACTCGTCGGGGCGAACATCATTCCCGTCGAGTACGCGTGGGAGATGCTGGGCTTCTCCGCCACCCAACGGAACCGGCTGAAGGTCTTGCAGGCCGACCAGGCGGCCCGCGCCGGGCTGGGTGATCTGACATCACTGTTCGGCCCGAAACCGACCCCGGCTCCTTGATGTGGCTGTATCCGACACGTACTACACGGCGCAGGCCGCGACCGCGAAAGCGGTGACCCAGCAGCTCAACAAGGCTTGGGCCGGACTGAACGTCACCGACATCGACGGGTCGTGGCTCACCATCCGTGACCAGACCGTTGAGGCGGTTGTCGCCGGGCAGATCCGGTCGGCAGCAGCGTCAGAAATCTTCCTCGCCCGTGTCCTGGTCGAAGCCGGGGTCACCGCAACCGCTGAAGTCTCCGTTCCCGCTATCGCCTACGCCGGGTACACGTCAGCGGGGCTCCCCGTCGACACTGTCCTCGACACCGCGCCGTTACGGGTGAAGCAGAGCCTCCTCGGCGGGGCGACGTTGGCCGACGCGATGGCATCCGGCCTCGCCAGGCTTCTTCTGATCGGCGCGACAGAAACCCAGGACGCCGGCCGCGGTGCGATGGCCGTCAACATGGGCCTCGAAAGACGGATCAGCGGCTACGAACGCAAAGTCCGCCTCCCCGCCTGTGGACGTTGCACGATCCTCGCGGGGCGTCTCTACAAGTGGAACCAAGGCTTCTCGCGACATCCTCACTGCGACTGTGTCCACATCCCCGTGACGTCGGGGGAATGGTCCGACGCTGAACCGGAGAACACCCCGGACCAGCTGTTCTCAAAGATGTCGAAAGCCGACCAGGAGAAGGCATTCACGAAAGACGGCGCTGAGGCGATCCGTTTCGGCGCCGATCCGGGGAAAGTCGTCAACGCACGCCGTGGCATGACAAGCCCCGGTGACGAGTTCACCACCGCGGGTGTTAGAGGCAGGCAGATCCCAACTCGCCTGTCACCGCAGGGAATCGCGCAACAAGCCGGCTCTGACCGTCAAAAGCTGCAACAGCTTCTCGACGAGAACGGCTACCTCATCTGAGGGAAGCGTCACGGTCGCGCTCAAGACCGGAGCAACACCACTCCGCGGAGGAAAGCATGTCCGAACCAACCATCATCACCACCGATCCGAACGCAGCTGTCACCACGACGACAGTCACGGCTCCGGTGGAATTCACCCCGCCCGCATCACAGGCGGACCTCGACCGCATCGTCAATGAGCGGTTGGCGAGGGAGAAGAAGAAGTTCGCTGACTACAACGAGTTGAAAACCAAGGCCAGCAAACTCGACGAGCTCACCGCATCCCAGCAGACCGAACTCGAGAAGGCTGTCGCCAAGGCTCTCGACGAAGGCAAGACGGCGGGACGCAAGGAAGCCGCGACCATCGTCGCGGCGGCACGGCTCGAAGCGGCACTCACAGGGCTCGTCCCTGACCCGCGGTCGATCGTGGAAGACCTCAACCTCACAAAGTTCGTCACTGACGACGGTGAGGTCGACGAGGACGCGGTCAAGGCCTTGCGGGAGAAGTACGCCGCAACAACCGGCACGACAGCACCCGGTCCCAGGCCGGACCTCACCCAAGGCGCGCAAGCCAGCAGTGTCGCCCTCAACAGCGACGAACTGGCCGACACCGTCAAACGAGTTCTCAGCACCTAACGCCCTCCGGCGGCGGTGCTCTAACCACTAGGAGCTAAACCGTGGCTATCACTGCCGCAACCCTTCAGAGCGGATTCTCCGGGTTCCTCAACCCGACGCAGTCCGCCCCCGTTTTCGACAAGGCCCGCAAGACCTCCGTCGTCCAGCAGCTCGCCACCCAGATCCCCCTTGGGGTCACCGGGCAGGCGATCCCCTACACCTCCACCAAGCCCACCGCATCCTGGGTGGCTGAAGGCGCGGCCAAGCCCGCAACGTCGGGTGCGATGGCGCTGGAAACGATGTCCCCGAAGAAGCTGACGGCGATCATCGTGATGTCCGCTGAGGTCGCCCGCGCCAACCCCGGTGACTTCGCGAACCGTGTCCGCGACGACCTCGCGGAGGCTTTCGCGGTCGCGTTCGACGCCGCCGCACTCCACGGCACGTCAACACCGTTCGCGCACTACATCGACGAGACGACGAAGACCCGTGAGATCGGCACCGCCGCAGCGTCAGCGGGTTCAGTGTTCGCGGACATCAACGCCGGTCTCAAACTCCTCGTCGATGACGGGAAGCGCATGACAGGTACCGCGTGGGACGTTCGCGCGGAGCCGGTCATCAACGCCGCTGTCGACACAACAGGCCGGCCGCTGTTCATCGACAGCCCGCTGGTCGACACCAACCCGTCTGTGCGTCCGGGTCGGCTCCTGGGCCGTCCTGCGTACATCGGGGAGACCGTGTACGGCTCCGGTGACGTCACCATCGGGTACGGCGGCGACTGGTCACAGTGCGCGTGGGGTGTCGTCGGTGGCATCACCTACTCCGTCGACAACAAGGCCGCGGTCACCATCAACGGCTCGCTCGTGTCGATGTTCGAGAACAACCTCGTCGCGGTCCTCGCTGAGGCCGAGTACGGGTTCGTCTGCCACGACACTGCCGCGTTCGTGCAGTTCCTCAACGCTGCGTAATGGCGGAGAAGAAGACCGCTGCCAAGAAGGCCACGTCAAAGCCAACTGCTGAGGCGCTGGTGCAGACGGTCGCTCAGGCAAATGACGGGGTTCCGGGGATCAGCCCGGAGCTCGTCGAGGCACGGGAGAAAGCCCTCGCGGCTGAACCCGAGGTCAAAGAAACACCACCCGGAGAGCCGGGGATCTCACCCGAGCTCGTCGAGCTCCGGAACAAGGATCTCGAGCGGGAAGCGAAACGCGACGCGGCCCTCGCTAAGGGCCTGTCCGGGCTAGTGAAGTAGAGGGGAGGGGCCGCTATGCCGATTCCCGCACCGTCACTATCTGTCGGGGTCGAGGAGATCGAAGCACGCTGGCGGCCCCTCACCACTGCCGAATCAGCCATCGCATCACAACTGTTGGTCGACGCGGAGCTGCTGGTCAACACCCGCTTTCCCACTCTGGCGGCGGCGCTTGACGACACGGTCGACTGGACGCTGTACGCCGCGGTGATCGTCGCGATGGTTGTCCGTGTCATCCGCAACCCGGACGGGTTCACCTCCGAAACGGTCGGCGACTGGTCCGGCGCCAGGGACGCCGAAGCCGCACGAGCGCAGCTCTACCTCGCGGAAGACGAAGCGACCCTGCTGTCAGAAGCTCTCGGGCTGGGCAGCACCGGGGCTTTCACTATCACCCCGTACTACGTCGATGACTCGACGGCGACGATCGAGCTGTGAACCTCCCCCACGTCGTCACAGTGACCCCCGCGGGTTCAACGACAGTCGACGCGGACGGGAACGTCATCCGCTCGTCAGGCTCTTCCCTGGTCTACCCCGGAAGGCTCTACCAGCAGGCCGCCCTCGAGGTTGAGGGACAACAGACGACCGAGGCGGTCCGGTGGAAGCTCATCCTCCCCGGCGGGTCCGTGGTCGGCCCTTACGACCGGGTCACGGTCGACGGGGCCACCTATGAGGTCGACGGGGTTCCCTACAACGTCGCGGGCAGCCGCACCGGCCATCACGTCCAGGCGAATCTTCGGACGCTGTGAACAAGACCGTGACCTACGACGACAAGGCGTTCCGCAGAGCGTTACACGCGAAGGCCCAGTCGATGGCGGGGAACTCCGCGAAGCTCGTGGGGCTTGTCGGGGAGCAGGTGGCGCAAGCCGCCCGCAACCACGCCCCCGGGCGAAGGCTCCGCTCGTCAATCAAAAGCCGTAGAGGCACTGACGCCCGCGGTCCTTACGCCGAAGTCTCAGCCGACCCTTGGTGGGCGTCATTCGTGGAGTACGGGACTTCCACGTCCGGCCCCCGCCCGTTCATGCGTCCAGCGTCGGAACAGGGCCGCTCGGCGGTCATCCGCGGCGCGTCCATCATCAAATGAGAGTGAGCCCCTGATGGCTGTCACCTACACGTTCCAAACCGACAACTACGGGGTCACCGTCACCGTGTACGCCGCGGACTCCTCCGGTGCGCCCACCGGTTCTTCGGTCTCCTCCGGTGCGACGAACCAGGCCGGGGTCTACTCCGTGTCACTGCCGGTCGGGGACTACGTCGGGGAATGGAGAGACGGCGGCGACACCCACCGGGTCTCAGGCACGACAACCCGCCGTGATGTCGACGCCGAATCCGAAGACCTCAGCGGTGTCTTCGTCGCCAAGGCACTGTTCGACGCCAACACGGTCCTCGCCGCGACAACCGACAACACCCCTGCCGCGGTCACGATGGCAGCATCAACGATCCTCGCAAGGCTGGCGTCGGGGAACATTAAGGGCGCAACTGTCGCGGAGATCAAGACACTCCTCGCCTTCGCGGGCGTGGACATCACCTACGACCACACGATCTCCGGCCTGGCCGCGACCAACGTGAAAACTGCTTTGGACGAGCTCACCGCCCGCATCGTCGCTCTGGAAACGCCGTAACCGGTGGCAGCGTGGACCGGCACCGCTGTCAAAGCACTGCTCGAAGCGCAGTCGTTGGGTGTCCCCATCTACCGCGACTTCGCCCCTGACGGCCACGCCAAGCCCTACATCACCATCACCGAAGAGATCAGCCTCACCGTCGAGCAGTCCGGGGACTACGGCGACTCGTCCGTGACGCAGTACGGCACCGAGCTAGTGCAGGTGGACATCTGGCAGGCGCTCCGCAACGCCAACGACACGGGCAGTGAGTCGTACTCGCTGAAACCGGCTGTGCTGAAAGCCCTCAACGGTGCCCGGTTGACCGCCGCCCCCACCCACGTCTACGGCTGCACCGTCGACTCGTCAGTGCGTCTCGTCGAACGTGACACCAACACGATTCACCACGCGATCACCGTCCGTCTCCGCCGCGTCCTGTAAGGAGTGTCATGGCCCCGCGTAACAGCCGCGTGAAAGTCCCCAAGGAAGCCGCAGACATCACCATCTCCTACGGCGGGGACGAGCCGATCACCTACACCCCGGACAACGGGATTGTGTCCGTGAAACCCGAACATCTCGACCGGTTCCTGACCTCAGTCGAGGGCTCATCCGTCGTCGGCGGCTCCGCCGCGACAACCGAAAAGGAGTAACCCGTGCCACTCAGCCACGTTTCCAAGTTGTTCGCGGTGTCGGACTGCAAGATCAGCAAGCTCACAGCCGACCCGGCCGGCGGCACCGCGACTTACGCCACCGCCGTCGATGTTCCCGGTATCAAGACCATGAGCATCGGCGGTGACGTCAACACTGTCGAGCTCCGCGGGGACAACCAGTCCCTCGACCAGAACAGCGTCCTCGGGTCGCTGACCGTGTCAGTGGAGCACGCGAAGATCAGTCTCGACGTCCTCGACGTTCTCCTCGGCACCACCACGACCGACTCCGGTACGACCCCGAACATGATCGCCACCACGGTCCTGCTGGGGACGAACACGATGAACTACTTCAAGATCGAGGGCAAAACCCCGACAGCGGGTGCGGACACCGTGACCGGTGACCTTCACTTCGTCCTGCACAAGTGCATCCTCTCCTCGTTCCCCGACCTCGGGTTGGCGGAGGAGGACTACCAGACGGTGTCATTCGAGGCCGTCGCGATCCCGCTGCTGGCGAACGCGAAGTCCCTATCGATCGTGGCGAACGAGACCGCAGTCGTTATCAGCTAGATCCCCTGAAGCACTAGCCCCGTTCCACGAAACCCGTGGGTCACGGGGCTTTCGCATGGGCGCGAAACCCGCGCCGGAATGGAGTCACGCATGAGTGAGGCAACCGCGCTCGCCGCTGAAGGCTTTCCCGTCACCCTCAACGACGGGCGGGTCGTTCACATCCGCTACACGCTGCGGTCCCTGCTGTGGATCGAGCAGCACCACGGGTCACTCGAAGCCCTCATGGTCGACAGTGAAAGCCAAGGTCTCTACACGAAGACCCTCTCCTTCATCGCCGCTGGGCTACTCCATGAACATGACGGGGAGGGCGCTCCGCTGACCGTGGACCGCCTCGGGGATCTCATCGACATCCCCGCTCACGGTGACGCGATGACGGTCGCGAACAAGGCGTGGGCGCAAGCGTTCCCTACCCCTCCGGCGAAGACGCCGGCCCCGAAGAAGGCAAAGGCATCCCCTGGGACGAGTGGTACTACTTCGCAACCGTTGTCTTTGGCCGAACCGATCGCGACTTCTGGCTGATGACACCGGCCCAGCTCGACGTCCTGTTCCGCGTCCACTCCGGTAAGCGCGCCACCGGGACGGGCGCGGACCTGATGGCTCTCGCGGCGATGGCCGGGTAGATGTCCACCCAGCTACCCGACATCACCGCGCGGGTCCGCCTCGACACGACGGATCTGAACAAGAGCGTCGAGCGGGCCGCGAAACAAGGAACGAAGATCGGCTCCGCTCTGGGCTCGACGGTCGGAACAATGGCCGGGATCGGCCTGGCAGCGGCGGGTGTGGCAGTAACACACTTCGTTGGTAGTTCGATCAGCGCCGCGTCGGACCTTTCCGAGTCGCTGTCGAAGACGAAGGTTGTCTTCGGTGACCTGGCACCTGACGTGGTGGCGTTCGCTGAGGACTCCGCGAAGTCGATGGGTGTCAGTAAGCAGGCGACCCTCGAGGCGACCGCCACCCTGGGCAACCTGTTCATCGCCCTGAAGATCGGCCAGAAGCCAGCGGCGGACATGTCGAAGCAGATGGTCACCCTGGCCTCTGACCTCGCCTCGTTCAACAACGTCAGCCCCGAAGAAGCCCTGCTGGCGTTGCGGTCCGGTCTTGTGGGTGAGACGGAGCCGCTGCGGAAGTTCGGCGTCAACATGAACGACGCCACCCTCCACACCCAAGCCCTGAAACTCGGGCTGATCAGCAACGTCAAGGAAGCCCTCACCCCGGCGGCGAAAGCCCAGGCCGCCTACGGGCTGATCATGGAGCAGACGACCACCGCGCAAGGTGACTTCGGGCGCACCTCGTCAGGTCTCGCGAACCAGCAGCGGATCCTCGCCGCAGAGCTGGAGAACGCGAAGGCGAAGCTCGGTGAACAGCTCATGCCCGCCGCTCTCGCCACCGCGAAGGTATTCACCGAGCATGTGATCCCCGCTATCGCGGCGACGACGGAGTTCCTGGCGCGCAACAAGGACATCATCGTCCCCCTCGTGGAAGTCCTTGGTGGGATGGCCCTCGCCTACCTCGCGCTCACCAAGGCAGTGAAAGCCTACGAGGCGGTAAAGAATCTCAACCCCGCCCGACTGGCGATGACGGTGGCGCTCACCGCCGCGACGTACCTATTCGCCAAAGCGCACGCAGAGAGCGCAAGGATCACTGCGGAAGCGAAGAAGATCTCCGACGAGTACGTCAAGTCCCTGGAGTTCAGCACCTCCTCTGTTACGCAGAACGCGACCGCCCTGAACTTCCTGAAAGGCAAGATCGACTCGCAGACGAAAAGCGCGTTAGAGGCGAAGGACGCACACGGCGTCGTATCGAAAGAGTTCGTCACTCAGGCTAAGACGGTCACGAATCTCTCAAAGACTTATGACCAGCAGAAAGCCGCGACCGATCGGCTTACCGCGAACGAGAAGACACTCTCGGCGCAGTACGGGATCTCCGTTGACGACGTCGAGCGTTTGGCGAAAGCGCAAAACGTCGACCTCACCGGCTCCGCCGACGCGGTCTCCAACAGCTTCGCGAAGGCCCGCAAGGCGGTGGCCGACACCCACAACCCGACGAAGCAAGCCGCCGCAGACATGGACACCGTCAAGTCCTCAGCGACGACCCTGAACGACGCGGTCAAGGCACTCAACGACTCCTTCGACAAACTCGCCGGCAAGACCCTCTCCGAACACGCAGCGCTGCTCAACGTCAACAGCGGGCTCATCTCGCTGAAAGAGGCACTCAAAGAGTCCAACGGCTCCCTCAGCGTCCACACCAAGACGGGTATCGCAGCGAACGAGGCTTTCGACGCGCAAGTCAAGAGCATCCAGGCGCTCACCTCCGCCACCTATGACAACTCCGGGTCGCTGGAGAAGGCGCGGGCCGTGCTGTTAGCTCAGATCAAGGTCTTGGAAGCCACCGCCCCGAAGACTCAATACACCAAGCAGATCATCGCGGAACTCACCCAGCAATACATCTCGATGGGTGCCGGTGCGACGAAGGGCGGCAACACAGCCGCCGCCGCGTTGACCAAGACAGTGAGCAGGTCCGCTCGCGACGCACTCGCTGTCGGGAAGACGTTCGACGAGAGCATGGCGCAGGGCATCGTTTCCTCGCAGAACGTCCCCATCGGCAAGGCGCGGGCGATGGTCGGTGGGGCTTCCAAGGCCGCGCACATCGCAGCCGACCACGACTTCTACGCCCTCGGTACGAACATCGACGTGTCGATCGCGAAGGGCATCGCGGACAGCCAGCATCTCGTCAGCCAAGGCGCGACGAACGCGATGACCGCGGCGTTGTCTGCGGCTCAGCGGAAGATCGACGCGCACTCGCCGTCGAAAGAGTTCATGAAGCTCGGTAAGTGGAGCGTCGAAGGCTTCGCGCTGGGGTTCAGCCGCAACGCTCACCTCGCTACCTCAGCGTCGGCGCGGATGGCCGGTGACGCGGTAACCGCTGCGGGGATACGCCCCGACGCTGCCCGTTACACCGCTACGGCGACCACGGTCACGAACAGCGGCGGTGGGTTGGTCGCAGAACTCCGCGCGTTACGCCGTGAGCTCGCGCAGCAGACCCAGGTCATCAGCGGTGACGGGCAGCGAGTCGGTGGGGCTCTACAAGGCCACGCGGCGCGGACCCGGCACTTGGCAAGGGCGAGCGTCTGATGGACAGGCTCCTCCTCAACGGCCTCTACCAACTGATCGGCCCCACAACCAACGGCGAATACCGTCTCGGTGACGACTGCGACTTCGGTGTTCCCGTCCCTGACACGGCGACGATCTCCGGTGTTCTCCTCGACGGGGACCGGGTTGTCGGTGACCGCACCTCCAACCGGGTCATGTCCATCCCCGTCGTGGTCATCGGGACGTCGGCTACCGACCTGGCATTGAAGGTCAACCGGATCATCCAGACGGTCGACTCAGCGGCGTTCACTCTCGCGTGGACCCCTGCCGGGGGCATGACTGTCATCTATGACGGCTACCGGGGGTCGTGGGCTCGGGAACGTGTTCCCGGGCGGGACTCACGGTTCATCACCGTCATCAGGATCACGTTCCCCGCGTCGCCGTTCGGCCGGTCCGACAGTGTCGAGACCATCGCTGTCGCGTCACCGCAGTTGCCGATCGACAACATGGCAACCGCCCCGACGAACACCACATCGGATGCGGTCGTGTTCTACGAGGGCACGAAGTCTGCGAAGCTGACGCTGACCCGGAACGGGTCAGCCGGGGCGGGCTACTGGTACGTCCTTCCATTGAACGCGGTGAAGACAGGGCTGAGTCTCGACCTGACTGGCTACACGTCGATGAGTGTCCGGTTCCGCTGGCCCGCACCCGCGACCTACGTCGCTGACTGGACGGTGTACCTCGCCTTCTACCTCTCGGATGGGACGCATACCGCTGAGGTGCTCGCCTCGCTTACCGTCGCCCCGGGTGCGACGGACTGGAAGCTGGTCACGGTGAGCCTCGCGGATTTCCTCGCCGCGGACCCAGCACTGAACCTCGCCGCGATCACCTCCTACCAGATTGGTGTTTCGACCTACCTCCGGTACACGGTGGGCACACCTGGCGCGACGGTCAACGCGTGGATCGACGACGTCCGCGCCTACCCGTCCTCATCGTCGAGTATGACCAGCACGAATGGCGCGGTCCTCACCGTCCCCAGTGTCAAAGGCACCGCCCGCGCGCCGCTGAGCCTGACACTGTCCGGGGTCACTTTCACCAACGGTGTCCTCGTTCACAGCCCACCTGGGTCGCAAGACCCTGACGCGCCGGTCGTGTCCGCTATCGGCATTGGTTCCCCCGCGACTTTGACCGCTGGGGCGAACACCCTCTCCGGCACCTACGGGATCGTCTTGTTGATCGGCACCGCCGGGTCGGGAACCCGGACAGTGACGCTGACGATCGCGCAGAAACAAGGCGCGACAACACTCAAGACCGAGACTCTGACCCAGCCCATCGTCGGCACTCCCCCTACGGGCAAGTTCCTCGAAATGGGTTCGGTGACTCTGCCGCTCGTCCCCGTGCCCGACGAGAACACCGGGATTACCTACGTCTTTACCGTCACCTCCGGGGCAACCGCGGGGACGTACACCGACCTTGTCCTCTGCGACTCGCAAGGGCAGTTCGTGATGGTCACCGCTCCTCTCGCGGGGACGACCAGCATCTACATCGACGCGCCGCCGGCCATCTCCGATGTCGCCCCGATCTACGGCACCGCCTCCGACCGGACAGCCGCAGTCGCCGTCAGGTCGTCGGTCAGGGACTCCGGTGGCGGGCCGCCGTTCGTCGAACCCGGTGACAACCGCATCGTCGTCGCCAGCCCCAATGGCTTACCTACCCTGTCGGCCTCCTACTCGCCGCACTGGTTGGACGAGCGGGACGTCTGATGGGCCGCTGCCACGTCGTCACTGACAAGTGGGACGGCACCGACCCGGTCAGACTCGGAGAGCTCGGGCATGTTCGTGAGCTGAAGTTCTCCCACGCCGACCCCGGCGGACCGTTGGCGGCGGAGTTCAGCCTCGACATCCCCCCTTCCACTTCACCCGCAGCGTTAAAGCCGGGGCGGAAGCTCACCATCTACGCCGGGACTTCCGTCGTGTGGGTGGGGACAACGATCGCCCCGGAACGTGGGGTGCCGTGGAAGATCAAAGCCGATGGCCTCGGGGCCGCGGCGAAGAACTACCGCGCTACCGGAACGAACCCGTACAACCTCAACACTGCCGTCCCCAACGCGGTCACCCGAGGACTCCCCTGGACTGTTCCCTCAGGTCTGCCGATCGGGGACGGGGACGCCAACACCGACCAAGGCCCACCCGCTCTGACCGTCGCTGACGTCCTGAAAGACGTCTGTCCCGGTGTCGGGTTCACATGGTGGCTTGACCTCACCGGGCTCCTGCACGTCGCGCTCCCGCCTCTCGTGCCGACTGTGCTGTTCACCTCCCACTCACCGGGCGGCGGCCGGGTTCTCAGTGACTATGTGACCGACTACTGGGTCGTCTACCTCGACTCCTCAACAGCGGCAAACGCGAAAGTCTGGGTCAGTAATGCGGCCGCTAAAGCTGTCCTTCCCATCATCGAGGAAGACCTCGACCTGACGTCCCGTGGTGCGATGACCGCCGCACAGGCCACCGCCGCTGGGGTAGCGAGGCTCGCCCTCTACGGCCCGCGTATCCCGTGGGCGGGGACGTTCTCCTTCGCCCCAGGGCAAGTCCTCAACCTCGGCGGGACACCGACAGACCCGGTGTTCGTCCGTCCCCCGATCATGGGGCGGCTGATCCAAACCGACCCCGACCACGCCTCGGACCTCACCTACTCCGACTTCCCCAACATGCGAGTCGGGCAGACGGAGTACGACGACGACCTCGGGACACTCAACGTCGTTCCCTACGACGTCGACCGCTCCGTTCTCGCGGGTGCGGTTAAAGACCTCAGCCAAGCCTTTCAGAACCGCCGATGAACAGGCACACGATCGGCCCGGTGTTCTGCGAGGTCAGTAACACCGGGGTGCAGGCGATTGTCGCCGGCGGAACCACTGTCGTCTTCGACACAGTCATCCTCGACGCGTGGGGGATGCTCAACCCCGCCAACGGTGTCATCACCGTCCCCTTCGACGGGGGCTACCGGGTGTGTTTGGCAGCGGAGTATGTGTTCAACGCGACGGGCAGCTACCGGCAGTTCTCCGTGCAGCACAACGCGACGACCACGAAAGGTGTCGACCGCCGTTACGCGGTCGCCGCGATCCAGTTCTCCTCAACCTTCCGCACCGTGCATTGTGCGGCGGGAGACACGCTGCGGATTCGGGGGGCGCATGATGCCTCCTCCTCGATCAACGTCAGCCACCAGACCGACTACTCGGCCTACCTGACGGTTGAGCGTGTATGCCCGTAGACCCGTTGCGTGACGAGTTCACCGACTGCCTCTCCGGCAAGACCTGTCCTCATGTCGTCGTGGACAAGTGCCCGTGGTGCAACACGCACATGTTCACCGGGATCATCTTCGACTTCTCCCACGGCCGGTTCCGTTGCGGCTGCGGCTATCTGGTCACACCGACACTCGTCAAGAAGAAGTGAGGCTCCATGTCCGCGAACACTGTCACCGCCATCACTACGGGGCGGGTGCTGACGAACGACGGCTCCTCTGTCGACTCGCTGACGTGGGCGGGGAACATCGCGCGGGTCGAGATCCTGAACCTCTCCACGACGGCGCGGATCTACGCCCGTGTCGATGGGACCAACCCTGCCTCTCCATGGAACGACTGCTACGTCATCCCACCGGGCGGTGTGCGGGTGATCGAGACAACCAACTCCGCAGCGTCTGACGTCGTGAAGCTCACCGCGTCCGCCTCTTGTGAGTACGCGGCTGTCGGTATCTGATGACCGACACTGAGCTCCGCCTCGGACCCGGCACCTCATCCGACGGCGGCTCCGCTGTAATCGCTAAGGACGAGGGCTCCACCGTCGTCGCTGCTGCCACCGCGCTGGACTTCGTCGGTGCGGGTGTGACGGTCACTGACGGTGGGTCCGGTACGGCGACGGTGACGATCCCGACGCAGCTGACGACCGAGCAGGTGCAGGACATCGCCGGGGCGCTGATCGCCCAGGGTTCGGGTGTGACGGTGACCTACGACGACGCGGCGAACACGCTGACGATCGCATCCCCGCTGGCTGTTGCTGCCCTGCCGAAGGGCGGCGGCACGATGACGGGGGCGATTGTCCTCGCAGGTGACCCGGCGGCTGCGTTGGAGGCGACGCCCCGGCAGTACGTCCTCGCGCAGATCACGGCGGCGATCGACGCGCTGATCGACTCCGCACCGGGGACGCTGAACACTCTCAACGAGATCGCCTTGCAGCTCGCTACGGACGAGTCGGCGGTGGGTGCGCTCACGACTTCGGTCGCTGGCAAGGTTGCGAAGGCCACCTACGACGCGAACTCGATCCTCAAAGCCGACACCGATGACACCCCGGTTGTGCTGCCGATGGCGGCATCAACGATCCTCGCGAGGTTGGCGTCGGGTGCCATTAAGGCGGCGTCGACAGCGGAGATCGCGACGCTGCTTTCGGCGGTTCTCATCCCGGCCCCCGCCTCACCGACCGACGCCTACGTCCTCACCTGGAACAACACCCTCGGCGCGTGGGTGGCGACCGCCCCGACCGGCAACTCCCAGCTCGCCTACGCGGAGAACAACACCTCAACCACGCAGGCCGGGATCAACAACACGACGGTCGACGTGACGGGCTGCACAATCGTCGTCCCTGTCTCGTCGCGCCCGGTCTACATCGGGGGGCATCTCTACGCCTCGATCACGGCAGGTAACGGCACGGCTGTAGCCGGGTCGGTCTCGATCGTCGAGACCTCCAACGGCATCGACACGCCTGTCAGCCTCGCCGGTAACGCGCAGGGCACAGGCACGGGGGCGCAGCTCCACGCGATCCCAGCGACCCGCCTCGCAACCTCAACGGCGAACATCCGCACGTTCAAGCTGCGGTTCACCGCTGGTGCCGCGCCGACATACACGATCAACAACGGCACGTCGAACATGCGGTCGGTCATCTGGGCCGAAGCCCGCTGATGGACGGCTGCTACTCCGTCGACACGGTCAACAGCAGGGTCGGGTCGGGTGAGCCGGACAGCCTGTTCTCACCGCGAAGCCCGAGGGTGGGTAAGCGGGGGGTGATCCTCTGCCACGGGGTCACCGCACCGGGGCAGTACCTCGACGCGACGAACGGCCCGTCGTCGGTGCAACTGCCGGCGATGCTCGCCCGCAACGGCGTCACCTGTTTTTCGGGTTCGTTCGGTGGGGACTCGTGGGCCAACGACACGGCGATGACCCGGCTGACAGCCGCTAAGGCTGTGCTCGTCACTGCGGGGTGCGCGTCGGACAAGGTGTGCCTCTACGGGATCTCGATGGGCGCGGCGGTCGCTCTGCGGTGGGCGATCGGAAACCCGACCCTGGTTGCGGCCGGGTATGGCACGGCACCTGTCTCTGACATCTCCGACATCTACACGAACAACCGGGCCAGCCTCCGCGCGTCGATCGGTACGGCTTGGGGTGTCACCTACCCGACCGCGCTGCCTGCGGGCGCGGATCTGGCAGGGCAAGCCTCAGCGGTCGCTGCTATTCCGTGGCGTCTTGACTACGGCAGCCTCGACACGCTCATCATCCCCGCGACCGTAACCGCGCTGGCGACGGCGATGGGGGCCAACTGCACGGCCACACAGGTGGACACGACGAACCCGCATGGTGACGCGCTGTTCGCGAAGACCGACCCCGCGACGGTGCTGGCCTTCTTCGTCGCTAACGGCGCATGACCACTACACAGGGAGCCTAATGTCTCGTCTCAAGTTTCCCGATGAGGGCTCCCGCAAAGTCGAAGACACGGTCAGCGGGCGGGGTCGGAGCAGCACGCGCGTCGACATCTTCACGGACGTAGCAGGGACGACCGCCGCAACCGATCTCCTCGACGCAGCACTCGCCGCGAACACCACCGGCTACGTCACCACCGACCGGTACGCCATGCTGCCAATCTTCTCGGGCCCCGATGGTGTGGACACGCTCTACGCTCAGGTTCCCGGTGGCCCGGTGTGGCCCATGTATGCCAGGGTCGACGACCGCCTCGACGCTGTCGCGTTGCGCCTCTCCGCGCTCGAGGGCGGGGCGGTGTCCACGTCGACTGCGCTAACTGCTGAGACCGCAGCTAGGGCCGCAGCTGACAGCGCGGAAGCCTCCGCCCGCGCCGCCGCCGACAGTGCTGAGTCTGCGCTGCGGGTCAGCGGTGACGCGGCTACGGCTGCCACCGCTGCGGCCGGTACCGCCAGTGAGGCCAGCACCCGCGCAGCGGCCGACACCGCAGAGACCAGTGCGCGCACCGCCGCCGACGCCGCAGAGATCGCGGCTAGAGCTGCCGCTGATGCTGCCGAGTCTGCTACCCGCGCGGCGAACGATTCGTCGGAAGTAACAGCACGGGCGTCTGCCGTGTCAGCGGAGCAATCCGCGCGCATCGCAGCTGACGCCGCACATGACGCTGCTATCGCCGCTAACACGGCTGCGATCACCGCCGCGACCGCCGCCGAAATAGCACGAGCTAACGCCGCCTATCAGTCGAAGCCTGCGACCGCCGACGCGACGTTATGGGTCGGTTCCGCCGGGTCGGACGCCAACGACGGGAAGTCACCGGGGTCAGCGTTCGCCACCGTGCAGGCCGCGCACGACGCCCTGCCCGTAACAGGCGGGCGGGTCATGCTCGGGGCGGGGACGTTCACCGGGGTGGCGACGGTGTCCAAGCCGAACGTCACCGTCGAAGGTGTCGGCCCCGAAACGGTCGTCCAGACACCGGCCTCCGGGTCGACTGACCTCCTGGCCGTCAACGCCGCCTACTTCACCGCGAGAAACCTGACGCTCAAACCGCAGGGGACATGGTCCGGGTCGCTCGCGAAACTCACTACTGCACCTGATGGCTGCTTCGAGAACGTGATCTTCGACGGTTCGGCCGCGACGTCGATCTACGGAAACAGTGTTCATGTCACCTCGGGTGACCGGGTCACCGTTCGCCGCTGCTCATTCCTGCAAGCCAACGGCGCGACCAACTACGGCAACACGGGTGTCGAGCTGCGGGCGTGTGCCAACGCTGAGGTCTCCGACAACTACTTCAACGGCGGCCGGAACTACCAGGTCGACGCTCGGTCCCTGACGAGTCTGTGTGTCGGGTTGAAGGTGGTCCGCAACACTCACCAGGGCGGCGCGACGCACGCGATCATCACCTGGAACGGGCACGCCTACATTGCCGGCAACCGGGTCTACTCACCGGGCGGGTACGGCATCTTCGTCACAGGTGACCCGTCAGCGGGGCAGACCAACTACGGCACCCACGTCATCAACAACTACATCAAGACCCCCGGCCAGATCGGGATTGGGCTGGAGTACGACGTCCACCAGTTCGTCATCTCCGGCAACACGATCGACACACCCACAGGGAACGGCATCTCCTACATTCGGCAGATCACCGATGGGGTTATCAGCAACAACACGATCCTGTCTTCGACTGGCACCTACGGCGGGATTAGCTGTGCTGTGTTCTCTGGTGCGACGTCGTCCTACCGAGTGGCGGTTATCGGGAACGTGGTCCGCAGCGCCACGCAGAAGGGCATCTACCTTGAGGACAGCGCCGACTCGCTGGTCCTCGCCAACGTGATCACCGGCTGTGCGGTTGGTGTGGCGATCAGCCCCACCTACGCCCCCGGCACGGTGTACGGGACGAACTTCCTGACCGGCAACACCGCTGACTATTCGGCGTTCTCTGGGGTCACCGCGTTCACCTCGAACGGTCTGGCGTCAAAGGTCAAAGCAGGCACCCCTTCGGATGCGGACTTCGCCGCTGCTCCACCGGACGGCACGATCATTGGTGACTCAACCGGTACGAAAATCTGGATCAGGCTCGGTGGGGCATGGAAGTCCGTCGCCGTCGCCTGACACCGGCACATAACGCACCGGTCGAAGATCACTGACACCGGCTCATAACGCCTGCAATCCCCCGACCATCGGATAGAGGAAGGACGGTCGCCGTGTGCCCCAGCTCCCGTCCCTCAATGAAGCCGTCCACCTCGCGCTATCCGTCGCAGCCACCGACCCCGCGTCGGCAGTGTCGGGCTACGGCTACGGCGCAGCGGGTATCCTCATCGTTGCGCTGCTCGCATTCATCGGACGCGCCTACCTAAGAGTCGAAAAGGAAAACACCCGGCTCAACGAAGCACGGGTCACCGACGCGATAGCCACACAGACGGTCCTCGGGGAAGCGATCGCCGCGATCCGTGAGAACACACGGGTAAGTGAGGCCAACAGCCGGCAGTTCGACCGGCTCGTTGACCAGGTCGGTCTGTTCATCCAACAAGGTTCGGTCCGGTCCCAGCCGACACCTCGACGCCCGACAAGGGGCACGAAGTGAAGCTACGGCGCACACAACCGAAACCTTCTCTCAGGCCACCGATCACGGTCAGCGAAGAGATCGCCCCGTGGATCGCTGAACTGCAACGCGTCATCGACGAGCTGAACAAGCTGAACGCGCGGCTGGCACGAGACGGGGTGGTGATGAAGACGTGAGCGACCAAGCCGACGATCCGAAGGCACCAGCGACTCTCGCCGAGACGCGTGCGTTCGCCGACGTGCTGTCCGACAGGATCGACGGGCTGTCCCAGTCGCTACGAGGTGTCATCGCCGCGTACCACGCCGACACAGCAGCGCAGCTTGAAGTTGCGAAGTCGAACCGCGAATCCGCGGCGGCGACCAAGGAAGCGCTGCGTCGCCGCACCCGGCTCGAGTGGATCGTCTACGCCGCGCTCGTCGTCGTCATCGCTGGTCTCGTTGGTGTTGGGATCGGCACATACTCCGTGTACGACGTCGGGCGCAAGATCGACTCGTGCACCGATCCGCAAGGCAAGTGCGCGCAACAGCAGCAGAAGCAGACCAACCCGATCGTGCAGCGGATCATCAACGGGCAAGGCATCGCGGCCTGGTGCGGGGCGCACACCCCGACGAAGGAAGCCGCCGCCGCGTGCGTTGACGCGTCCACGCCGTGAGAACGCGCCGCTGGTCGCCGGTTGTCGCAGCGGGGCTCGTCATCGTTCTCATCCTCGCGCTGATGTGGCTCGCGCAGCGCGCCGCGAACGAGCGCGCGGACAAGGCCAACGCACGCGCTGACGCCCGCAACGACGCCTCCACCGCAGCACTCGAGAAAGCCAACGAAGTCCTCCACGCCCACGGGCTACCCACCGTGTCCCCGGTGCCTGGACCACCCGGAGCCAGCATCGTCGGCCCACGCGGGCCGGTTGGCCCGAGAGGACCGAAAGGCCCGACCGGTGTGATGGGAGCCATTGGAAAACCTGGCCTGAACGGGAACGACTCCACCGTCCCAGGGCCAACCGGATCACCGGGCGCGAAGGGCGACGGCTCAACTGTCCCCGGCCCGACCGGCAGCCCCGGCGCGAAAGGCGACAAGGGCGACAAGGGCGACCCAGCGCCGACACCGTCACCAACGCCGTGCGACTGGCAGGAGTGGCCGCCGCTGAGCGGCAAGGGCTACTGCGCCCAACCATCCCCCACGCCTTCACCGACCCCTGCTCCCTGAGGAGAACCAGTGACCACACCAGCTGACGACGAACCCATCGCTACCGACAACACGGCCAAGCCGGAAGACGGCGAACAGGACGTCGACCAGGAGCCGACACCGGTCCCTGGCTCACCGTCGGAAGAAGAAGACGCCCAATGACCGCGGCTACGGTCGGGCAGACGCTCGACCATGTTCGTTCGCAACTCGGAACGGGCGAGAGCCCCGACGGGTCGAACTGCCAGCCGTACTCCAAGGCTCTCGGTAAGCCATGTGAGCCATGGTGCAGCGACTTCGCCACCCTCATCCTCAAGCAGAGCGGGTTGCTTGTTGGACCGGTCAAAGGCAGCCCGGCCGCGAGAGTGCTCGCGCAGCAGTTCAAGGACGCCGGCCGCTGGCACTCAACTCCGCTGCCCGGTGACTTGTCATTCTTCGTCTGGGACGGCGACACCGAGATCCACCACGTCGAGTTCGTAGAGACCGTCCGCGACACGTCCCCGCTTGACGTTGTCGACATCGGCGGGAACGTCGGCAACAAGGTCACCCGGACCGTGCGCCGCTCCCACATCGTCGGGTTTGGACGACCGGCGTACAGCGCGGGCACGTCGAAGCCGCCATCACGACCACGGCCGGTCTGCAAGATGGGGCACGGCAAGGGCAACCAGGCCATCTACGACCTGCAACGCGACCTCGTCCGGCACGGCTACAAGATCGCCGTCGACGGTGACTTTGGCAAACTGACGGATGCGGCTGTGCGGTCGTTCCAGAAGGCGCACGGTCTCGAAGTGGATGGGATCGTGGGGAAGATGACGTGGAGAGCGCTAGACGCGCGCTGATCGCTCCGCTGCTCGTTTCCGCCTGGCATGTTCACGACCCCGTTTGCGCGCACACTCGACACATCGACTGTCTCGTTTGCAAGCACCCGGCTTAGTGAGGTCATGTCCCTTCGGGCAGGCCATCCGGCCCTGCGTCCATTGCCGTTGGCGAGCGACCATGTCACGACTGTTGTCTTGCATGGTTCCGGCGAGCAGATGGTCGGGATTCAGGCAGGGTGGGTTGTCACATGTATGACGAACAACCTCGTCATCGTGTAGCGGACGGACACGCAAACCGAACATGAGGCGATGAACTCGAGCGTTCCGAAGGCCCAGGCGTGGGGCCGTTAGAAGTCCGTAACCGTGCGTGTGCCGCTTGCCGTTCCACTCCCAGCAATTCGTCTCCGTCACTGTCCATCCGACGTGCTCAAGGCGCTGGTCGAGAGGCCAGTCCCGCACCGGGATGGCGTGGCCGTAGCGCATGAGGTTGCCGTAGTGACTACCGCACATACCGCGCGAACGAGCGCGGCGCTCACACCCGGCGACAGAGCAGAGATCCACCCGCTCACTATCGCATCGCCTCCTGACAGGAGCCCGCACGAATGATCCGCACAGAGCACATCGGGCAGATGCTGACCGAGGCGCGTGTCCTCGCCGTGCTGTGCAACGACGCCGAGAAGGCCAACGACGTTGTACTTGACCGCACTGCAGAGCAGGTTCTCGAGCGGGCTGCGAATCTCGCCGAGCACGCTGCTGCGGAACTGCGTGACGAACTGCTCCGGGCTCGCGACGGCTGGCCGTCCGTATGACCGGAAGTCTCCCCCCCCCCCTGTCCTAGTTGCGACGAGAAGGTCGACCGGCACGCGTACTGCCCGGGAGTTGGCTGCGGATGCGGCTGCTACCGGTCAGCGCTGTGGCTGTCTCGACGATGACCTGGAGAGAAGGCACCGACGTGATCACGCTGCTGCGTAAGACACTGGCAGGGATCGACCCGCGCACCGAGATCCTGCGTCTCTATGCGGCAATCGCGGCCGTGTACGCCGTCGTTGAAGCGGTCCGCGCGTCACGTAACGGTGGCGGGTTCGACATCCCCGCCGATGTACTGGTCGCAGCGATCACCGCAGTCAGCGCACTGTTCGCGCGGAGCAAGGTCACACCCATCGCAGACCCAAGACCAACGACGGCGAGCGACTCGTACCCATCGGGCCCGTAATCGCGGGCCCGACCCGATGGGCGAGACCGACCTTCTGCCCGACCCGAACCACCCACCGCCAGTCGGATTCGGTCTCACCATCTGGGTGCTGCTCGCACTAATAGCGCTCATGCTGGCCATCGGTTTCGGAGCCACCTGGCTCATCGTGCACGACTAGTTGCCCAATCCAGACCCGCACGGAACGATGCCCCCGTCACTCGACGCCACTTCCCCGGCGCCGAGCGACGGGGGCCTTTTCGCGTTGGACGATGACGCGCCCTACTGCCTACCCACCGCGCGGAACACGTCGCGGTAACGTGGCAGTGTGGCTGATAAGAGCAGCATCGAATGGACCGAAGCCACGTGGAATCCCACCACTGGATGCGATCGCATCTCGCCAGGTTGTGACAACCGGTGATTGTGGCCTCGCTCATGCGGACAGGTCTAGCACAACATAGACAGGTTTCAGCGCAGGCAAGCCCTAGATCTAGTAGTTACACCGCTATCTTTCCGCAGGTCACCCTAGAATTACCCATATCTTTCCGCTAGGTACTTGCTTCCTGTCGCTACCTGTCCTAGATTCATCGCCATGCCAGCGATCAGCCCTATCGGCCCTCAAGTCCGGTTGAGGGATCTCCGTAAGGCGCACGGCCTGACCATCCGGCAGCTGGCCGAACGGATCGAAGACCAGGGGATCAAGGTCAAAGCCGACTCCCTGAGCAATGTCGAGCTCGGCCACAAGCGCGCCAGTGACCTCCTTCTCGTCGCCTGGGCCAAGGCCCTCGGCATCAGTCCGCTCGATGTGTGGCAACCCCTCGTTGACGAAGACGAGTCGCAACTCGACCGGGCAACCGCATGACCGCCGCCGATCGAGCCGTTCTCGCGCGGGACCGCTGGCTAGAACGCACCCTCGCTGCTGCTCCCCCACTGACTCAGGAGCAAGCCCGGTCGGTGAAGGTGCTCACCTCAGCCCCCGCATCGCCGATTGTCGCCCGTAAGCGGGTGGCGATGTGACGCCGGCCCCCAAGGCACAGCCGCTTACCGATGCTGAGCGGGAGCTGCTCGATTTCTCTGGCCTGTGGTTCCGCTACGAGGGCCACCGTGAAGCAGCGATCCTCGACCTGTTCGGCGTCAGTGCGATCCGTTTCCACCAGCGGGTCAACAAACTGATCGACCGGGAAGAGGCCCTCGCCTACGCACCGATCCTCGTGAACCGGTTGCGCAACGAACGTCAGAACCGCCGCGAACAGCGCGCCCAGAAGCCGGTTGGCGTCCTATGAGCACCCAACTCGGGAACCGCCTCGCCCGCGCCCAGACCTCGCGCACTGCACGTCCCTCCACGGTTTCAGGCAATGGGAGACCCGCAATGCGCAAAGGCAGCTACGACGCGCTCGACGTCACAGGCTCGACGCTCACCCACTCGTTCCAACCGGGACACGGCGGCATGTCCTCACTGCGATTTGCTACCGCCACCGGTGATGTCAAAGACCTGATCTTCGACGACACCACCCTCGCCGCACTCTCCTACGCCGTCGAACGGTTGGCTGCCGACCGGGAGCAGTCCCGCCGGTCCGCCTACCCCGCATGCAAACGGTGCCTCGCCGACCAAAAACCCGGCCGGATCGACGGCGACCCGATCCTCCACAACCACACGCTGGCCGTGGTGCCCAATGCCTGACCGTCCCCGTCTCACCCCAGCAGCCCGCGACGGCGACCTCACCGTCGAAGAGCTCCTCGACGCCGCTATCGCCGCTGAGTCCGTCTACGAACTTGCGCTCGTCGCCAACGCCGCGATCACCGCACGCCTACACCTGACCCTGGTGCACTGCGCCCGCTGCAACGACACTCTCCCGTTGCAGCACATCGTCTTGGGCCACATGTTCACCCACGACCGGTGGCGCCGTGCTGAAGACGAGAAAACCGCTGGCCTCTACCCCGGCTCACACACCCGCGGCGACTTCCGACCCGCCGACACCGACGAAGAGCAAGACCTCCTCGACCGGGAAGAAGCACGGGTACGGATGCGCGCCGGGATCATCGCTATCCGCGAGATGAACCGCGACCGACCACGGCAACGCCGGGTGGTCGCATGAGCCCCCGATTCGGTCAACTCGTCACCGTCGAGGCCACCGTCACGCCCTACATCGGACAAGCGTTCCTGAGCGTCCCGCTGTACTACCCGGCGCGGCGCCCCACGACAACACGGATGGCCCGGCCCCACGCCGACGACGGCGCTCCCGAAGGCTGGCCAGGCAAGCCGCTCGAAGGCTCTGACAGTCCCCGCCCAGAAAAGTTCGGCAGCGCGCACCTGCGGCTACGGCGAACACCACTCGCCGCGCCACTGACAGCCGTGGTTGTTGGCCGGCGCCGGATCAGTGAAGGCTCGTTCACGATCCACCTCCACGAGAAGGTCCCGCAGCCGTTCGGTCGCGCGAAGAGCGACCCGTCGAGCTGGCGTCTCACACCAACCCGGCGCATCACCGTGCTGCAGCTCGCGCCGTCGACAACCGGCGCACCACGCCCAACCGTCTTCGCCCTAGCTGACGACGTCATCCGGGTCGTCCAGGAGCGTGCCGCATGAGCCGCTCCCTGAACGACCCGTGGTTCGTCATCATCCTGGCCACCGTCATCGTCTTGTTCCTCGCCTCAGTGCTAGCTGTCGTGACCGGCGGCAAACGCAAGCCGACACCACCCATGCCCGAATATCCGCTGCGCTGGGACGACACGACAGCCGACCGGCTCGCAGCACGCGCGCAAACACGGCGTCGCCGATGACCGTCCTCCTCATCGCGGCGGCTGTCGCCTGCGTCCTGCTGATGCGCGCTGTACCACGCCGTGAACGCCAACACGACGCTGTCGTAGACCCAGCCGAGCGGAACCGGCTTGACCATCTCAACCGGATCGTGGACCGCCCATGAGACGACTCTGCACCGTCGCCGGCTGCAACCGGCACCGCAGCGGCCACGGCCTCTGCAACCTCCACTGGATGCGCGAATGGCGCGAGCAGTACCGCGACCGCGCACGGGAGACCAACCGCCGCTCCACACGCAACACCCGCGGCGCACGCCGTCCCATCGGCCGTTGCATGCACTGTCCCGGCACGTTCGCGCTGCGGCTCGACGGGTCGCTCTACCGCCACGAATCCCAGCCCGGTATCACCTGCACCGGCTCCGGCCGCATCACCACAACAGTCACTTCCCCGCGCCCCGCTCGTCCTGCACTTCTCGAAGGAGCATCCGCATGACCACCGACGTAGTCGACCTCGACACCATCACGTTGCTGAGCGGCGGTCACAACACACGCGACGACGGCGTGTGCATCATGGAAGCGGTCGCCTGGTACGCCGGGGAGAACCACTCGGCAATGCCGGGATGCGTCTCCCCGCTGCTACGCAGCTACGGGATGACCTTCAACGACCGGCTACCCGACGACCGACGGCAGGAACTCAAGCAGTTCATCCCCGCACTCGTTGGCACCGCAGGCGACGGCAGAGACGACATCCGCCGCCGAATCGCCGCCGAGTGGCTGTTCCGCGAGGCACTACCCGCATGGTTCGACCTCGCAGGCCTCACCGACGAAGCTGAAGAGGCCCGCACGACGACGAAGGTCGACTTCACCGACAAGAACTCGGTTCGAGCGGCGCTGAGGAAACTGGCCGACCAGGCGTGGAAGTTGCGCCTGGAGCGACGTAAGAGACTTCGCGAGCTCGTGCTCGAGGAGTTGCGCAAGCGCGGTGCTGTCGATGTCGCTGCCGCTGTCGATGTCGCTGCCGCTGCCGCTGCCGCTGCCGATGTCGCTGCCGATGTCGCTGTCGCTGCCGATGTCGATGCCGCTGTCGATGTCGCTGCCGCTGCCGCTGTCGCTGCCGCTGCCGCTGTCGCTGCCGCTGCCGCTGCCGATGCCGATGCCGATGCCGCTGTCGCTGTCGCTGTCGCTGTCGCTGTCGCTGCCGATGTCGCTGTCGCTGTCGCTGTCGCTGTCGCTGTCGCTGTCGCTGTCGCTGTCGCTGTCGCTGTCGATGCCGATGCCGCTGCCGCTGCCGCTGCCGCTGCCGCTGCCGCTGCAAGCAAGTGGGATGCGGCGTACAAGGCCGCTCGGAAGGTCTACGACAAGGCCTTCGCCGAGAGCGACGCGTTCGCGAAGATCCGCGAGTTGCGTGACGAGCAGATCGACCAGGGCATCGCCCTGTATGGGCGTCTCATCGAGGCAGCCGCTTGACGATGGCCGTCGACTACGCGCACACCGACGATGCGGTGGCACGCCGAGCGAAGAAGGCAGGCGACCTCGCCGCTTCGCTGATCGAACGCCACATCACCTGGCACCGCGCTAAAGGCTGGTCACGTAACGAGCGTTGCGTCGCCGAGCTCATGGCTGGCATACCTCCGTGCAGCGACGAGACGTGGGATGCCGTGCTCTCGATCGTCAAGGGGGTACGGAACCGGTGAGTGTCCTCCGTGTCGCGGCTGCAGCTGCCGTGTTCACATCCGGTGCGCTTGTCGTCTCTGATGACGCACCGGCTATTGACGTACCGGTCGTGGTGTCTGACCCTCCGAGCGTCGGGCCGTCGCTGGGAGTCGTGATCCCAGGAGGCGTGGCTCAGCGCCGCCACCCAAACCCCCCGGGTGCGCGTGCCAGGCCACGGAAGACACCACGACCGGTACCCCACGGCAGCTGGTATCTCATACCGCGGCCCGGTGACCCGACCCCAGCCGAGAAGGCACGGCTGCGCTGGTGCGAATCCGGCCGTGACCACTCAGCCGGTGTCGACTCACGTG